CGGGTGGCGCGCGGCGCGGTGCCGGCTCGCGCCGAGTCTACCAAGGCCGCTGTAACGGCGCCTCCCGCACGTGCGCGAAGCGGCCCGCGTCCCATCGGTGGGGAGGCCGAACGGCGAGAGGCGCCGCTACAGGCGCCGCGCTGCCCCCGAAACGGCGAGCGCCGGCTAGGTCACGGTAGCGCGTGGCCTTCCGGGTGCGTCACGGCCGGCGCTCGCGGTGGCGGAGAAGGCGCCGCCGGGAGCGCTCGTGGTAGCGGCCAAGCCAATAGCCGGCCTCGGCGGTAAGCACGAGGCCGCCGACATAGGCGGCGGTGGCCACGGACTCCGGCTAGCCGGCCTCGGGAAGCGTCTTGAGGTGCGCCGGCAGCGGCGGAGACTCATAGCCGAATTCGTCGCGGAGCCGCTTCTCCACGCTCCGGATGCGGCCTTCGGTGGCGGCGAGGTCATGCTCCGAGGCGCCGGCGTTGCGTTGCCGCACGAGCACCGCCACGAGCCGGCCTCGGTCCGCGCGGAGCTTCGTTTCCGGCGTGAAGGTGCGCTTCCGCTTCGGCCTCGCGGCCACGGTGGCGATGCTCGGGCCGGCATGCAGCGGCGGCAACGCCGAGATATGCGCCGGTCCGCCTCGGCGAATCTCGCGCGCGGCGGCGTGGAGCTTTTGCCGGACGCGCGCGCCGCCGTCCTCGCCGAGACTCGCATTCCACTCCACGAGCCACTCCGCATTCACGTACGCCTTGAAGGCGTCTAGCGCCTTCACCCGGATATCGTCGGAGACGGCTAGGTCTTCGCTGGCGATGGCGAGCGCGCCGAGCACGTCCACCGCGTCCGTCTCGGGCCGGAGCGGTGCCGGCAGGAAGCGGCGACGTTGGCCTAGCGGCTTCACCTCGCGGCCGGCCTCATCTAGCGCGTTGTGAAAGCGGCTCCACCGCTTCGTGCTGTAGACGGCGGCGGCCGCGTCTAATACGTCCGCCACCGTTTCGGCGGCGCCGTTTAGCTCGCTCGGCATGTGTCCCTTCCCTTCGCGTGGAGAGGATTTACCCGTAGGCGTCGCCGAGCGTACCACCTCAAGCGGACGGAAAGGTGGCTTACTACTCACCCGCGCTAGGTGATTCCGAGCGAGCGGAGCCGTTCCCGCTGCGCGGCAAGCCGCTTTTCGTACTCCGCCATCGCGACGCCGCCCGGAGCGAGCGGCTTGGGTGCCGAGCGGCGGCCGGTGATTGCGGCGCCGTCATACGCCGGCACCGGCACAAGCGAGACTTCCGCGAGGTGGCACCGGTCGCGGAGCACGTGGCCTTCCGGTGTCCGCTTCTCACGGCCGAGCACCGCGAAGCCCACGCTAACGCCGCGCATGATGCCTTCGTCCACCAGCGCGAGCGCTTGGTCTCCGAAGGCGCTTTGGATGACGCGGAACGCGCCGGAGAGGCCTTCGTCCGTTTCCTCGAAGCTCATCCCTCGGCCGATCCAATCGGCGAGCGCCTCGCCGTGGCGGTACTTGAATGCCACCCGGTCCGGCGCTTTCGCGGCGCGCGCGAACGCACCCGGCGCGAATACCTCCATGTATGGCTCGGTGCCGGGGCCGTCGCTCACGAGCGTAGGGACGCCGTACGGCACGCACCGCGCTTCCACGATGCGGCCGGCGCCGGCGCTCGTGGCCGGTAGCTCGTACGTTCGGACGTGGAGCTTCTCATCCATTGGCGCCGATCACCTCCAAGACCGGCGGGGCCGCCGGTAGCTGCGGGTCCGAAGCGGTGGCGTTCGCGCCGGGTGGCTCATCGATCATCGCGAGCGCCTCACCGTCCGCGAGCGGCGGCAGGTCAAGCACCGCCGCGCGCACCTCGTCCTTGGAGACCACGCCGGCCGCCTCAAGCTCAAGCCACACGCCGGCGTACGTCGCGAGGTCCGGGCGGAGCATCACGCTCGGATCGCATTCCACCCACGAGCCGCGCGGGAGCCACGTGGAGAGCGCCGCCTCGTAGCGGCGGCCGAACGGGTAAAGCTCCGTCCGCCACCACGTATCAAAGAGCATGCTCGGATTGGAGTAGTTGAGGCCGCCGGCTTGCTCCATGTTCAGCATGAAAGCCGGGACGCCGAACGCCGCCGCGATTTGCTTGGCGTCCCACTCCCGCGTTTCCAGTAGGAGAAGGTCTTTCGGCGAGAAGGTGAATTGGGTGAAGCTCACGTCCGGCGGGATCACGGCCGGCGCGCCGCCTCGGAGACCAACGCGCGCGCTCCACTGTGCCTGTAGCTCGGCCGCCTGCTCGGCCGTCACGCGCCGGCTCGGTTGCAGCACGGCCCACGGGACGCCGCCGGCGATGTAGAAGTCCGCCGCGAAGCTCTCCGCCGCAAACGCGCTCCGCACGTTCGCGGAGTACGCCGCCAGCGCCGAGTCGGAACGGAGCCGGCCGTCCGGTGAGCGCGAGATTTGCAGCACGTCGTCCGCGTCGAGGTCTATCTCCGCGACGCGATACGAGCGGCCGCCGGCGCGATTGTCCGCCGTCACGTGCACCTGTGCCGGGTCAAGCACCGTCCACGAGCGCGGATAGCCGGTCTCATACCGCGACGTGACCAAGAGGAAGGCGTCTCCCCACCCGTAGACCGAGGCCACCACCGCAAACGTCGCCTCGGCTATCCCGTTCGGCCACCAAGCCGGGTCCGGATTCGTGACCCATAGCGGCGCCGAGCCGCCACGGAAGCGGAGCGGCATCGCCGCGATTTGCTGCGCTACGAGTTGCAGGCACCGCGCGGCGGTGCCGACATTCTCGGCGAGCTTCGGCGAAGACCACCCGGGGAAGAGGCCGGCGAGGTTTGGGTCAAACCCGGCGGGTAGACGGATTGGCGCCGGCGGCGCCTCGCGGCCAAGCATGCGCGCGAGTCTTCCCACGCGCCGAGTCTAGCCGTTGCGTTGCCGGAAACGAAACACCTGCCGGCGCCGCATAGGCCGTGCATAGAAATTCTCGGGCCCAAGAAATGAGCGGACGCGGCCAGACAATGCGCACCGCCTACCCCGCAACGGTGCCGGCGCCGGACATTACCCGGCGAGTCCACGCCGGCGCTCCCTACTGGCCTGCCCGCGCGCCGGCCCATCGCCGGCGAGCGTCCGCACGAGCCGCCGCCGAGTCTAGTAGATCGTCGGAGCGCCGGCCGGCTCGTCCGCTAGCTGCGCGGCGCGCCACCAAGCGTTGCGCGCGGCGATGGCGGCGTCCGCGAAGCGGCCGTCATCGGGGAGCGCGAGGCGGAGCGAGCCGTCCACGCCGTAGCGTGCGCGCACCGAGGCCATGTGCTGCGCCAAGATCGGCGCGTGGTCATGCGCGAGCCGCACGTCCTCGCCGACGATGGCGCGATAGAACTCGGTCGCGGCGATGGCCTCGTTATCCGGCGAGGTGTCCCACGGCTCGCACCGCAAGCCGGCCTCGGCTAGCTCGGCGAAGAGGCCCGGACGTATCCGCTTCGGGTAGACCACCTCCCGGACTTCGTATTGCTCGGCGGCCGCTTCGAGCACGTCGCGGAGGTCTCGGTCCAAGGCGGCTTCGGCGGCCCATCCGTGGAAGATCGCGCCGTCCAGCGTGGCGCCTACCACCGCGATAGTGCGGCGGAAGGTGCCGGCCACGCCGAGCACTACCTCGGTGCCGCGTGGCGGCGCCAGCGCGTGCGGGCAGGACTCCCACGCTCCCGGCGGAAGCCACGGCGCCGAGCTATCCGTCCACACGCCGAGGTGGTACGTCCGAAACTCGCGCTGCGAGAGGATGCCGGCTTGCACCTCAAGCGCCTTCGGGGTGAGGAAGCCGGCCTTGAGCGCCGGATTCGCCTGCCGCCACGCGCGCCGATCGTAGGTGTCCGCCGAGGCATCGGCGGCCCACTCCATGTAGGTCACGCCGTCCGGCAAGGCGCCGTCCACGTGCTCGGCGCGGAGCCGGTGCAAGATGTTCGGCTCAAAGCCCGGGGTGCCAATCCCCACCATCCGCGCGTCCGGCCGCTTACCGAGCCGCGCGATGAGGGACTCCACCGTTTCGTCATGCGCGAAGCCGATTTCGTCCACGATGGCGAGCGAGAAATTCAGGCCTTGGATGGCGGAGAGCTTCGCCGGGTGCGCTTGCAGCTTCGAGCCGGTAGGCCGGTACTCCAATATCTGCTCGCGGGCATGCCAGCGGCACCGGTCTACGAGGTGCGGGCAGGACTCCACCATCCGCTTGGCCGCTTCCACGAGGAAGCCGGCTTGCTCTTGCTTGGTGGCCACCACGTCCACCTCTGCGTAATCGTCGCCTCGGCATAAGCGCTCCAACGCCACGCCGCCGAGGAAGGTGGTCTTCCCGTTCGCCGCCGGTAGCGATACGAACGTGGCGAGGTGCGCGTAGATGGCCTCCAAGATCGTCCGTTGGAAGCTCGCCACCTTGAAGGTGCCGCCGGCGCCGGCGCCGGTCGGGACCACGAGGTATTGCTCAAGCCACTTGCGAGCGCGCGAGGCCTCCGACGTCCAGCGCCATCCGTGCCACGGCGGCAAATCGATGAGCCGGAGCGGCGGCAGGCCGCCTTTG